GTGGTTATGGATTAACTTTAACTGCTGCAAGTTATGTAGTTTATTATTCTAATAATTATAATTTAGAAGTTAGAGAACAATCAGAAGATAGAGCTCATCGTATTGGACAAACTAAAAGTGTAACTTATATAGATTTAATTATAGATAAAACAATTGATAGTCACATTATCTCTGCACTAAAACGTAAGATTAAAATATCTGCTGAGACTATGGGTGAAGAAATTAAGAATTGGATTTAATTAGTAGATTCAATAAATTTAACTTTATGTATTTCTTTTAAATCGTGTTCTCTATCTAAAAATTTATATTCTATTTTGTGAACTGTAAAATCTTTTTCTATTTTTTTACAAATAGTTTCCGGATCAAACTCTCCACAACTATATACATCAAATTGCATTAATGCAGGATGAACCTCATCCCAGACGTGCATGACAATGTGTGATGTTTCAATAATCGCAGCACCAGTAATACCTCTGTTGCCAATCATATTAGAGTATTGAACAAATGGACCCATCATTACTTTCATTCCAATTTGTTCTATGAATTCGTTTAACCAACGCCTAAGAAACTCCTCGTCCATTGGTGGACGGTAAACTTCTGCTCTCACTATTAAATGTTTGTGAACTAATAATTTATTTTCATTCATTAACTGACATTGTATAAAACTTTTCGACTCTGTCAAACCACTTAGCCTCATATTCTGATAATTTTATTTTATCCATTTTGAACTCTTGATACTGTCCATCCTTAGTACAAATGGCAATGATGCCTTGTTCTATAGGTCCATAATTCTTTTTATGAGCGATGGAGTAAGCTGCAACTTGATAAAAGTAGTCTTCAATCCATTCTTCCTTTTTTAATTTATTAGCCTGTTTAAAATCTATAATTGTATCTTTACCATCATAGTTACCCACAAGATCCGTGGAGCCTGCCCACTTACCCTCATATTGAAGATTTATTTCATTACCATAGACTTCTTTAAGTGGTTCTAGGTTATCTATGATCTTGTGTGCCATAAGCCGTGATTGTGCCCCATCAGAGCTTAAATTAAGGTATCCTATGCCATTAATGTAGTTCTCAAGCACATAGTGCATCTCTGTGCCTCTAGAGGCCGCTTTGGCGGTTATAGCCTGTGCTTCTTGGTACCCTACACGTTCTCTCCAAGCATCTAAGGCAGCTTTCTTCTCTTTTGAAGCAGTCTTGGCTAATATGGTTGTAACGGAAGGAACTTTAGTTTCTCCTACTAGATAGGTCCGTGGGCCGTGGTCATCGTCTCTTGTATATCGGACATAAGAATACTTATCTATTCTTTTAAAGTCGGTAACTATGAAGCTGGAATCTTGTCGGATTAATTTCATAGTTCTTATTAGATTAACTATGAAGAATGGTCAATGATTATTTAACGAATCTAAATGCTATAACTATAAGTGTAAGTATCAAGGCTCCCATACCACCGATCATGGACCAAAGGATCTTGTCTACTTTCTTTTCAATCTTATAAATAGAACAACTCATATGTTTTAAATGATTGTTTTTAATTATAGAGATGTCTTTTTTTAAGTTATCTACTCTGTGGTATAAGTCTATCATATGATCTTCTAATCTTGATTTTATAATTCTTTTCATCCTTGTCTCGCAATTTGTTGTCCTGTTACATCAAATGGAAATAATCCTGCGTATTGTTGTGCTCTATCTGTAGTTGGTAATGTTGTTGCTGTAGGAGTTGTAGAAGCAGTCATCATATTTCTATCTAATACAGGAACTTCTGTTCTAGGTTCTTTAGGAATTAATCCAGATGGAACTCTAGGAGCTCTTATTTTACCAGCTTCTCCTAAAAGTTCTTGAATAGTACCAGTAACTGTTCCTAAAACATTTCTAGAACCCGGATCTATATAATTTAAATCTGAAGATATTTCTTTTGAAATTAATTTTTTAGCTGCTTTTTGACTATAAACATCTTTAAGTCTATCTACTGCTCCTCTTGCTGCAAGCAATCCTTGAATATTAGCTGCTTTAAAACCAATAATACCTGCCAAACCTCTACCTACTTGTTGAACTATTTTAGATAATGCAGAAGCTGTATTAGAATAATTTGCTAGGTCTTTTGGTACGAATGTTTTTCTAACTTCTTTTACAAATGTGTCTATTGTTTTTATTTCAGGTTGTGTAAATAATTCATCTAATAAATATTTATTTTTTAAACTTGCTGTTTCCCATTGTTTTACAAAAGCTTGTGGACTAAATCTTCCAGTTTGTTTTTGAATTGAATCTCTAATTAACTTATCAAAAGCCGCTGTTCGTAAAGCTTGAAAATCTAAATTAGTAGAAGCTTGAGTTCCTAAATCTTTACCTTCTACTCCAAATATAGTTTTTAATCTTTTTATAATGGCTAAAGATTCGTTTTTTAAACCTAATTGGCCAGAACCAAATATGTAATTAATAGTCTGTAATGGGGTAATATCTGGTTCGTTTAATATTTTTGTTACAACTTTTCCAGCATTGTCTGAAATTTTTAAACCACCAACTGTTTTATTATTAATTCCAAATAATTTTTCTTTATTTTTAAATGTTTCTCTTGCATTAAAAATTGCTTTTAATGCATTAGGATTATTACCACTTCCAAATAATGCATTATCAATTGTGTCATCATAAACTTTGTCAAACTCTTTTAGTATAGCCACAGTATTTCTTTTATCTGTTTTATTTGGAGCAGTTTGAATTAAACTAGATAAAGTTTTTCTTGTTGTTTCAAAATCATTAAAAAATGTAGGATTAATATTTTTAACAGTTTCTTTACCTTCTACGGTTACACCTTTATTAACTTTATTAACAAAGTTGTTAACTACTTTTAAACTTTCAATAGTAGATGGAGTTAACTTAGGTGAAACTACATTTGTAGCTTCTTGAACTGCTTTTTGAGAAGACGCTTTTAATACTTCTATATTACTTTTTGGTCCAGTATATATTGCATCTTTATCTACAAGATTATAAGCAGTCTCTACTTTATCAGAAGCTTTATTAAAGTTACGTTTAAGGCTTTCAAATAAAACCTGCCCAGCAGACTCTAAATTTTCTAATTCAATTTGACCTTTATTAAATTTGTCTAATAAACCTTTAGCACTTGTTTCTATATCTATATTTTGTTGTTTTAAAAAATCACGTGCTAGTTTTTGATTTTCTGGTCCAAATGATCCTTTAGCAGCTTCAAATAAGGAAGCAACAGCCTCATCATCCCCCATTGCTTGACCTCTTGATAATCTAAAATTAAATTGTCCAGCTCCTGCTTGTTGAGATGCAAGTTTAGCCTCAGATCCTTTACCCAACTCCCTTACAAAATTTTTTATAAAATCTTGATTAACTACATCTAAATCAATACCCGCTGCTTGAGCAGCTTTTTTTCCTTTTTCCGTAAGAACTATTTCTCCAGTATTTTCGTCTACTGTTGAAAAAACTGGATTTTTAAAAAATTTAGGAAGAATTGCTCTAACTACAGGAGATACTGTTTCAAAAGCTGCAGGCACTGCAGCAGATACCACAGCTTTTCCAACTTCAATTTCTTTAGCACCAAGTGGCTTTGCCGCTACATCTTGTGCAACAGATACTCCAGCTCCGGTTGCTCCTTGTGCCAATATTTTTTGCAAATAACTTTGACCAAATTTTTTAGCGACTGCTCCAAATGCACCAACATATTGAAGGATTTGAGAAGTTGTTCCTAGGACATCTTGCATGGATGCTCCTGGTTTATTTAAATAAAATGATTGACCATCTGGTAAAACTACAATTGGATTATCAAATTTATCTGTTAATACAGATGTTCCCGGTATCTGGGCTTGTACTATTTCTAATTGTGCCTTTTGACTAGGGGTTAAAAAAAAGCCACTTGCAATTTTAAATTTTTGCATTTCACTAACACCTTTATTTAATTCTCCTATCTCTGGTAAATCAGGATATTCTGTTTTTTTTGTTCCTGTAAAAAATTCTCCAACTGCATCTACTGCTTGTCTTATCACTCCAGCTTTTTGTTCTTTGCCAAAAAGTGGATCTAATCTTCTAATTAATTCTGGATCTGTAACTTCACTACCTACTGAAGTATCTTGAGGTTTGCTAATACTTGTACTAGACCCTTCAAATAAAGGTTTTAATTTTTCCAATATTTTAGGATCTGTAACTTCACTCATGATTTAATTTATTTAAGTTGATATGGTTTACCATTAATTTGTATGTAACGTTTTCCTTCTAACTCAACAACATTTTTACCAAATTGTGGGTCTATTTTTCTAGAAGCATTATCTATTTTTGTTTTAAGTTCATCTGTTAATAATGGATATTTTTTTTGAAATTCATTTTCAAATTCAGCAAAAGTCATACCTGTTTGTTTATCTTTTTTAGATAAACCTTCATTTCTTGCAATCCAAGATTCTGTTTCAATTGCAAATTGTTTGGCAAGTTCATTTGCTCTTTCTTTAATATCTAAAATAGTATTTATACCTTCTTTAGAAGTAGTAAGTCCTGGAGTTCTATCAACAACAAATCTTCTTTCTCCATCAGATATAGATCCTTTAAATTTATTTAAATCATCTAAAACTAATTTTCCAGAAAAAGATTGTAATACTTCAGCTGCTGGAACATTTTGAGTATTTAAATCTAAACCAAATTCTTGTCCTATTTTTGAAATACTTGTTCTAAGCTCACCAAAACTACCTGTTTGTAAATCAGGTTGATTAGTAGCTTGTCTTAAAATTGATAAAGTGTTTTGTTGGTTTGCAGCTGCAGTTCCTGTGCCAAGAATTTCTTTTGCTTTTTCAGCATAAAGTTTTCCATATTCTTTTTGTTCAGTAGTTTCTCTTTCTCCTGTATTTACAGTAACTCCGGTTCCACCAATAGCTTTAATTTCCCCCTTATTACTTATTTGGTAACCTTTATCTTTATCTAATGGAATTCCTTGTGCTGCTAAAATTTGTCTATCCGCTTCAGTTATTGGTCTAAATGTTTCTCCTTTTCCTTCTTTTTCAATTTTACCTAAGGCTACTGCAGTATTAACAACTTCTGGTAATGCTTTTCCTATATTAGTAGCGATAGCACTAGCTTGTGATTGGCCCGGTTGTCTAGTTCCTATTAATAGTGAAGATATAAGAGGAGAAGCTATTAGAGCTTGTCTTTCACCTGGAGTAAAAGATGATTCTCCTCCTAGAAAAAAATGTTTAGCTCTTAATGAAGCAAGACCTCCATTTTTAAAATTAGATACTTTTTTAGTTATTGTTTGTAAGTATCTATCTTTAAATAATTTTCTACTTAATACTTTATCCATTATGTAGTAGCCTTAGGTTGTAATGCTTGATACGTAGCATATGCTCCTAAACCACTACCTAAAGATTGAGCTAAAGGACTCGTTGTTGGAGCTGTTGCAGCCGTGATTCCTGAAGTTGATTTAGGCCCAGCAGCATATACGTTTGATAAAAACTCTACTCGTTGTAAAGGTTCTGTTGCTCTTTGTAACGCTGTTTGTCTTTCAGCTTCTAAAGCTTGTTGAGCAAGTTGTCTTTGTAATCCACCCGCAGCCATTAATTGATTAATATCTGCTTGTGACATAGCTTGTTGTTGAGCACCCAATTGTCCTAATTGCTGTCCAGCTTGTAAACCTAATTGTTGTTGTTGTGCAGCTAATTGAGCAGCAGTCTGGAATCCTGTAGCTTGGGCTTCTCCTATTTTTCCAAGTCTTGCTCTTTCTAATTCTGCTTGTGCAACTCCTTGTCTTCCTCCACCAAATGCACCTCCTTGAACAGCTTGTGCTGATAATTGATTTTGTGCCATTTCAGCTTGTCTATTAATTTCATCTAATACATAAGATTGATATGGATTATAAAATTGAGAAATATTTGGTCCTTGTTGTGCTTGTAACACAGAACCAATACCTGCTTGAGTTGTAGGTGCACCAACACCTGTTGTCCCAGCTTGTTGAACCCCTTGTTCTTCTAATGCTCCAAGTCCAGCAACTCTGACTGCAGGAACGTTTGCATATAATGGTTGTTGTGCAGCACTACGTGCTATATCCATTAATTCAATCTTACGTTCTTCAATGCCCGGTGCTTCTCTTACAAATTGTGTAGTTGTGTCTGGAGCTGCTTGTTGTCCTCCGCCACCGCCGCCACCGCCGCCAAATATACTGCCCATATTAGTTTAACTCCTTTTGAAATTCAAAATGTTTTATATTCCATCCATATTTTTTCATCACTTTTTTATAACCCGGTCTCATTAAAGCTTTAATTCTTTTACATTTGTTTATTTTAGCAAAAACTTCTAACATATCTACAAGCTCTTTTTCCCATAAATGCATTTTAGAACCTGTGCAAATTAAACCTTGTAATTCTTTATAATTAGGATTATTAAAGAATCTTGTTACACAACATCCAAATACTTTGTTAGTTTCACCATCATCTGAACCAAACATAATAAACAAATTCATCTCACCTTTAATTAAAAATTCTTTTATATGATGAGCATCTGCATATTGTCCACTATACTTTAATGCTTCCGCAATTAAAAAATTAACCAATGGCCAGCATTTATTAATATCGGCTGGTTTAATCGTTAATACTGATACTTTTTTTTCAATTTGCTCTAGCTTTTCTGCTTGCATCTAATAAATCATAAATTCTTTTAAAACGTTTTTGTTGTTCATAAAAGAATTCTGCTCCTAGTTTTCTCATTTCTTTTGGGTCTTTAGGACTGGCTCCTGCTAATATACCTGCTCCTAAAACACCATCTGTTCTTGTAACAAATTCTCCATCAGCTAATTGAGCTAGCATTGTATCTTCTTCTTTATCCCCATTACCCGCACCATCTTCTACATAACCATTAACTCTCATATAATTGTCTTCATCATCTTCATCATGAACAGTTTTAGATGGTAAATAATTAACTCCACCATCTCTAAAATGGCTTAAGCTAGCAAGTCCACCTTGTTGTAGTGTAATAGTTTCTCTTTTATATGGACCAAATCTATCACCTTCTTTTGTAACTGAAGCTGCTGCACTTTCTTCTGGAATATAATCTTGTTGTGATAATTCTTTAACTTCTCCTGTTCTAGGATCTTGTGTATAAAATTTTCTGCCTCTATATAATTCTGGATAACCTACGTTGTATGTAAACATACTTCTTTCATAAGGTTCTGTTTCAAAAGCACCTGAAGCATATAGTGCTGTAGGCACTCCAACTAAAGCTGCCTTACCTAAATCTAATCCACCTGTTTTAGGATCTGTAAATGTTTTTTTAATGTAGTCCGTAATTCCACCACCAGAAGTGCTTCCTCCACCACCTCCTCCGACTGGCAAATCAGGAACTGCAAAACCAGGATCTGGTCCTTCTATAAATGTTCCTGGGACTGGAGGTTTATATGCACCTATACCTTTTGTAACATCTGTTACTGGAGCTTTACCAAATATAGTTTCTGCCCCTGGAATGTTTTGAAATGTTGAAGCAAAAGATGTTGGTAAAGATACATTTTGTGTTAATGCTTGTGGTAAATATTTTCCACCTAAACTTGTAATTCCAGAACCTAAACTGTATCCTCCGTATGCTCCTAGAGCTGTTCCTAATATTCTACCTAAACCACTGGCACCTGATTTTTTAGCTGATTTATAACCTTTATAGCCTCCATAGATAGCCAAGGCAATTTGTAATGGATTCATACGTATATTAAATAGTTAACTAATTAGCTATTTTAACGAATTTATTAGCTCTTAGCAATATCAGAGCTATTAGGATCTATATCACTATTGATTGTTTTTCCTTCTATTTCTGTGGAAGTCTCTGTCTTTTTAAATTCATCTAAAAGTCTACCTGTATAACTAAATTCTCCATGATGGGAGATATATTCATCAACTAAAGCATACATTTTAATCCCTGCATGTTTACATAATTTACAGAAATAAAAGTCTTCTCCTGTATAAGTTTTATCATCTTTATTCCAATAGGTATCAAAGAAGTTATACATATGCTTTCTAGTAACTAATTTACCATCAATTAAAGTGTGTTGATTTATTGTAAATTCTGGATATTCTTTTATTAAAGCATCTATAACAGATCGTTTAATTAACATACAACCTGCTGGGCCTCTTTCAACTTCTATAAACCCATTTTCTACTTTTACACTAGAAGGATCTGGAACAGACATTGTGTATTGATTACCTAATACTCTAGGATCTATATCACAACCTTCTTTTATTCTTTTTTTAATTTTATCAAAATCTAATCCTTTAATAGGATAAGGAACTAAACAAATATCTTTATCGTAGTTAATCATTTTTTCAATCATTTTAAAATTAAAAGAAATATCAGAATCTATAAATAACATATGAGTGCAATTAGATTCCATAAATCCAGATACACAAAGTTGTCTTCCTTGTGTAACTAAACTACTTTTCATAACTTGAAACATTACAGGAATTTTTCTAACAAAACATTCTTTTTGAAATTCTAAACAAGCTTTGAAATAATGAATAGATACGTCTGAATGAACAGGTGTTGCTACAAATATACTTATAGGTTGTTTATATCCCATTTAAAAAATTCTCCCAATAAGTCTTTATTACATTCCAATGATAAAATTGTCTATAGTATTGTTGTTGAAATTTCATTTTATTTTCATCTACGTTGGATAACATTTCAGGTAGCTGATCTATAACTGCAGCAAATTGTGTAGCTAACAAAGTTCTATTATTTTGATAAGGAACATATATTGGGAACTCAGCACATGTTTCATATAAAGCACCGAGGTCCGTGATTGCTGCTGCGAGTCCACAGGCTAACGATTCCATGGCCGCTAAACAAAAGGTTTCTTCAAATATAGAAGGATGAATATAAGCATCATAAGTATGTAATACTTTCATCAATTCTTTGTGATTAATATAACCTTTATAATTAACATTTTTTATTGATTTTGCTTTTTCATATAATGCTACAAACTTATCATCTGTTAGCTTTTTAAAAGCATCTCCATAGATTTGTGTACTTGAATAAATATCTAGTTCTACTTTATCTGTTTTAATTTGTTCCATAGCATTAAGTAAAACTTCTAGTCCACGCCAAGGAGTTGAAGTAAAAACTAATTTTAATTTATCTTTAGGTTTAAAATCTGTCTTTATAATTAAATCATCATCAAATCCGTTTTTAATAACTAAACATAATTCAGTTGGTAAACTAAAAAAGTATCTAAACTTTTCATACGTCCAATGTGAATTAAATACATAATAATCATATTTACCGTGATTTAATTTATTTTTAAACCAAGGCATAACATTAGGTTGGTCATAACTATTATGTACCCAAAGAACATTAGGTTTATTAATAAGTAATGGTGTCTTTTCTGGAATGGATGTTGTGATTTGAACTTTATCAAGAAGTTCTTTTGATACGTACTTATGTAAGTATTCTACTTGGATTTCGGTTCCGCCGTAAGGATTCATTCCTTGGTTTTACCAAATACTGACAAAGATGCAACTGTTATTTTTAGATCTTGTTGTAAATCTTCTGCTTTTGTAGATGTATTAGGATTTGCTACATCTGCATTAAATTCTTCAATACTAGAGTAAACTTGTCCAGTTATTTTATTTTTAATAGTTTCTTCAGCTTTAGCTGGTAAGATTGGAACTTCTACTCCATCAATTATTGTAGTTTTCATAAGCGACTATTATATATTATTAACGTCTTCCTTGTCCACGATATTCTTTTCTATCATTTCTTTTATTTGGACTTTTTGAGTGTCTTCCAGGTCTTTTTTTATTAGTATGCTTAATAAAAGCACCTGAACCATTACTTACTTTTCTAGCCATTAACCGTTTTGATCGTTTCTATTCATTTCTAATATAGATAATACTGCAGATATAGCAGTAGTGTCATTAGTTTGCAATAGTATGGAATCGCTTTCTTCTAATACAATAGGACCATTTGCAATATTACAAATAGTAGGACCTGTTATACTAGCATAGGCTATTTGATAAGTAGTGCTTACTGATGAGTCTATAATTGAAGCTTTTAATATTTTAGATCCAGATTCATTTGTAACTTGAATGTTTTGTATAATTGCTCTTGAATTAGATGGACAAGCATATACAGAAATTACTGCTGTTGTTGTCGGATCGTAAAATGCGTTTATATAATAATTAGCCATTATGTTAAATCATACCATTTTAATAAACCAGCTACATCTCCATTAGCTGATCCTGGTCTTACACCTAAAGTTAAAGTATCTGATGTACCACCAATTGTTTGTCCAAGTTGATTTGAAAATGCTATAAAATCTCCACCTAAAGTAAAAGGAGCCGTTTTACCACCTAAATATCCACCAGCAATTCTTGTCCCTAATACAGTTAAATCACTTGTTGTTAAATCATATTCTACGTTATCACTAAAACTTGCATATGAAAATGGAGTGGATGGTGTGGCATTAACAAATAATCCCCATTCAAAATCCCCGTTAGATACGTTTAAGACATCTATTCCTGCAGGAACAATAACTGCATAAGGTCTTCCTGATTTAATTCTAATCGTTGCAATATTATAATAAGTATTTGCTGTTGTTAAATTTACACCTGTACTAAGAGTTGTTGTACTAATCATTTGTTCTAATCCTTCAGGAGAATAACCACCTTCAGAAATACAAGAAGAACATATTTGTTGTAATGTATAAGTTCCAGCTGTTAATGTTCCAGCTCTTTCAATCTCATATCTAATTGGTAAATTTGCAGTTTGCATATAAACAGTTGTTAAACTATTAGCATTATTAAAAGTATGTGCTGTAATTAATTGACCATTAATAACAAAACCAACTCTAACTGAACCTACTCCTAACCATTCAACATCAATAAATAATATATTAGATGTCGCTGGATCTAAATCAAATCCACTTGCACCTGTTCCATTTAAGATATCCCCATTCCAACTAGACTGTGATATCTCAGTATCAACTGCTGCTCCTGATGTATAAGTTCGTCTAACTATTTTAAGTGTTGTCCCATCTGCTGTAAAAAATATTCCATTATTAGCATCAAATAATCCAACCTTTTGTTTTAAATTTGTAGTAGGTTCATTCATTACAAATGTATTAAAAATAAGCAATGACTTACCTGGTTGATAAGACATAACTCTATTAGATTGTCTTACTGTTTTAGAACTTGCTGCTTCTGTTACATTTAAATTAACTGTAGATTTATTAGCTGTATAAGAGACTGTTCCACCATTTGCAGTAGTGGAATTAAATAAAGTATTCTGTGACATTATATTCTTACTGTCAAAGATCGTTAAAGGATTAGAAACCCTTAATCTTCCAAAGGCATCTAAAGTATTACCACCAAAAGTAACTAATTCGCCACTACCAATATTTACATTATTACAGCTCATTAGCAGCCAAACCTCATACTAAACCAAATATTCCTTTCAACTTCTTGTTTTAATTCTTCTTGAAAAGAAAAGTTTAATTGGTCTTTTAATGTTTCTAATGCTTGATTAATTTGTCTTAAACTTTCTACAGTATAATCCTGTGGTGGTTCTGGTATGTAAAGATTTATTTTAGCCATTATGTTTGTGGAGCACTTCCACCTCTGCCGTCTGGTTGTATATCCACTCTGAATATACCATAACGCCAGTTATCATTAAGTGCGTCGTTTTCAATTTTAATTGATGCAAGTCTTCCTCTTGCACGTGTATCTATCTTATCTGTTGTTGAGGTTATTGTAAATGGTCCAACGGTTGTTTCTCCTAATGCACTCGTTGTATCTGCGGGATAAGCTCTAAAGAATAAAGTTACTTTTGTATTACCTTCTAAATATTTAAAGTCTGGAATAAATCTTCTTATTTTAATAAAGTATTCTCCATCCCCATCTATATCTAAATCAAAATCTCCCGATCTTACAAATGCAGATATGGCAACGCTTGTTGTACTAGTAGAGGTTAAATTAAATACTTCATTAACTCCAACTTCATGTTCAAATACATAACTACCTCCATTACTTACCCCATTAATAGTTGGAGTGTTAGGAGTTAAAGTTTCTATATATTTAGTTGCAGTAGGATTATCAAATACATGAGCATCCTCATATGTTGTTCTTGCAAGTGTACCCGTTGTCCATGTTTTAGCTTCATAGTTATAAGAAACTACTCTATCTATTTGTGTAGAACCTGCTTTTGAGTAAAACCAATTAATTTCAGTATATAAACTATTATGTCCTGCAAACACTATATCTCCTTGCACATAGTTTATACCTAAACTATCTCCTCCTGTTGTAAATACAAAATCTTCAACAGAAGAAGGTAATGTTTTAACTGTTCCATCAAATACAAAGAAATTACCAGAATCCCCCATCCAATATACAGCACCATCTACGAAGACTGCTGCATGCTGACCAATGCAACCACAATTAGATCCAACCTGACGTATACTAAATGTAAAAGGTGGTCCTACAAACTGCATTGTGTATGCTGCTTCATCTGTTAAAATTAACATATAATCTTTACCCTTAACTGCAGCTACAATTGTGCTTCCATTATCTATTCTAAACGTACCTGCTGTATTAGTTGAAGTTGGTTCATACACTTCAATATCTTCTTGATCCGAAAATCTTATAAACATTGGATCTTGAGTTGCAGGATTTCCTATGATTGTTTCTGTTCCAAAATGAATTAAATGTCTATCTCTATCGGATACCCTTGTTAATACAGATGCTGTAGGATTTCCTGTTATAATAGTTGCTCTTGTATTTACACCTGCTCCTGCATTCGGATCCCATTTATAAGTAGAACCATTTTTAACAGTTGCTATTAATAGTTCTCCAAAGTTATCCAAGGACCACGATGCTGCATCAATATCTGTATTAGAAGTTGTTCTAGCTGTACCCCAAGTAGAGATACCCCATTGTCCTGCTCCCCATCCATATCCAAATGTAGAAAGAATAGGCCCTACAAATACGTAAGGAGTTGTTGTAATAGTTCCACCTGCGGTAACTCCTGTACCAGATTCAGCTACTGGCATAGTGATAGTAAAAGTTCCTGTTGTTGGAACTGTTTGTATTTCAAAAGTATTAGTTGTAAAATCAGCAGCTACAAAACTTGTTGTAGGAGAACCTGGTGTAGTTACACCTGTAAATATAATTAAATCTCCAGGATTTAAACCATGTGCTGTTTTATTAATTGTTACTGTTAAAGATCCTGTAGTAGATGTATAGGTACAACTTGTTAACGCTGTGCCAAGTGGAGTAATATCATAAAAAGTATCTTCAAATAAAACATATAAAATTTTATTAGTTCCAATAGCTTCATAACGTCTACCTGTTAAATCAAACCAAGAATGAATGTCTCTAGCTGCTCCAACAATAATAGATGTATTAATCTGTGCCCAACCTCCTATTTTTTCAGGTGATCCGTATTGAAAACGAACGTTATCTCCGTCTATCCAACGACCTTCTGCTTGAGATGCAGTATCGTTCTTATCAAAACCTGGAGGTAATGGTATCTTTTTTAATGGCATATTTAATGCCTATTATACTATTTTTGTCTTAGTGGTGGAATACCAAGTAAAGGTCTTTTATCATATAAATTGGAATCTGCAAACTGTCCATTTACATGGTTATAATGCAAGAAAACTTGAGCACAAATGTTTCCTGTAAACTCTTCTCGCCAATGTTCTAATTCACAACCTGAATAAACTAACATATCACCAGGTTCAAGATCTACTCTTATTCCAGCAGGTGCATTAGGTTTCATAATATTTTTATATTCATCTATTACATTATTACTTCCTGTTGGATCTATAAATATGGGCCAACTATCTCCACCTAGATTTAATGTTGTAGATATCTCACAAGATGGTCTATCTTTATGTCTTTTCAATATTGAACCTTTTTCATACACACGTGCGTACGAGTATGTGGGAATTAAATTTAAATTAGTTTCTTTTTTCATTATTGGCATAACTCTCATTAATAATGTCTCCATAGCAAAGTCTGCATAATGAGAATATACATTTGGAACCTGTTGATCTTTCCACGTTCCGAATAAACTATTTTCAGCAATGATGTTATTACTATACATATAATTAACAGCGTCTCTCTTTAGAAGAAAATAATTAAATACAAAGTTAGCAAGATCGTATGGAATTGCTTTTTTAATTACTTGATATTTATTCTGTGCGAAACTCATGCTTGCATACCTGCTTGTAAAAAATTAAATGATACTGATATTCTTATATCATCAGATTGATTAGGATCAACACAATGATTTAACCATGAAGGAAACATTATAAGTCTTCCTGCAATTGGTTGATAATGAACTTCTCTCCATAAATAAGATGGTAATTGTCCTTCTTTTCTTTTTGGATGAGTCATGGCTGCAACTGATTTTGGATCTTCACATTTTAAATGACCACAGTTTTCTGGAGTTTTAACATAATAAACACCTGACCATAATGAATTAGGATGCATGTGAGGTCTATTATATCCACCTTTATAATTGATGTTTGCCCACATATTACCAAGGAATGGTTCGTTATCTAATAACTCTTCTTTGTAAATATGAAATTGTGCTTTAAATAATAAATCAACGAGTTCTATATATTCTGGAAGTTTATGCATATTAGTTTCACTATGCCATCCATTCATATTAGTTTTTTGAACACCTTTATCTCGTTTAGACCATTCAATAATATGATGTTCTAAATGTTTATTTAATTGTGGAGTTCCAACATCTGCCACATAAATTGGAGTTGCAAAAAATAATTCTCTATTCATCATTTAAATGGAGTTCCTCCAAACCACATTACAAGTGATTTTCTTGTACCTTTTGTAATTGGTATTACACGATGTCTAATATAACTTGCAAAGAAAATAGCTTGTCCTTGTTTAGGTCTTGCAATCTTTCCATCTGACATAAGTTCTAATCCACCACCTTCAAATTCTGATTCATGTGATAATAAACAAGTCATAGATATTTTTCTCACCGGTGGTTCATTTGCACAATTAACATCTGAATCTATATGCCAATCATAAAATCCTCCTGCTGGGTACTCCGTATACTGTGCGGGTTCCGTTATTTGCATTCCTTCAAATCCAAAATGATTACCATTAGTTTGAAGCATAATTCTCTCTAATGTTTTATACATTTCAGGTAATTTATTAAATGGTATCCAGCTAATGTGAGATGTTCTAACCTTTGTATCTACTACACCACCTTTTCCTCCTCCAACCTGACCACTTTCTTTTGGTTCAGATTGACCTGCTTTAATAATTAATTGACATTGTTCTGGTGTAAATAATGGTGAAGTTGTTTCTACAATTAACGACTTCCAACGTGGTTCTGTGATTATCATTGTGCTCCTCTGTTAGCTATTGGATCATAAAGAACATCACAATTAGCTGCTAATGTTCTTCTTGTTTCATTTGTTCCATTGAATGGATAGACGCAATGTCTCATGTCATATGGAAATATATAAAAGTCTCGTAGTTCCATTGGTGGTTGATAATCTACCTTTGCAAACTGACCATTGGTTGCACCTAGTATTTGTAATCTTCCATTTTGTGGAGCTTGGGCTGCTGAATATTCTACACCATAAGTATTTGGTAATTTTAAAATCATCACCGATGATAAACCTGTGAACAAATTGCCCTGGTGTATGTGCACAGGATTAAATTCGTGGGCTTTCATTTCATTAACCCAGATTGAATTTAAATGAGTTTGATATTTTCTAATATGATTAAATTCTAAATAATGATGAAACATTTCCATGAACCATTGTTTAACATTTAATGGTAAATGATCATGTCTTTGCATCTTTGATGTATCTTCTCCATCATAATATATAGAATGTTCATTCATAATCTTACCAACTAATTGTTTATTAGCTGGATATAATTGATTAAACTTTTGTTCGTAAATTGAATTAATAGTTGAGAATATATCTAAAGGCGTTTCATAACGCATGACACATTGTCCTAAAAATGTGAAATTAAATTTCATTCTTCATTTCCTGTCTTATCTTTGTTGCAGATATTTCTTGAATCTGTTTTGGTAATACGATCTCTTCAATCTTATAACCAACATCTCGACCATAACAAATATTAGTTATATTTGCAACTTTGATAACTTCAAATTTACCTACATAATCTTGTAATTTTTCCTCAATTCGTTTCTTAATATCTTCAAATTCAAAAGGATTATTATCTGACTTTGGCATGGTTCTAACCATGATTTGAACTTGTCCTGTTCTTTTTAATATCTCTTTAAATAAAGCTAAATGACCATCATGGAATGGCTGCCATCTGCCTAACATCTGTGCTGTTGGTTTAGAGTAGTCTATCATGTATCTCCTTTATTATGTTATCGTAATTAAAATCTTTTATCTCAAAGTCTACTTTTTTAGGTTTTTCAAATACTTTATTCGTATCTTCAAATCTTCCTTTATCAATTGTATTCATCCAAATCTTCATACCATAGAAAGATCTATAAGATTCAAATGGACAAACGAAATCTACAACAACATGATTAACTGCAAGATCACACATCGTCATCATACGATTCGCTTGTCGTTTACGACCATCCTCTGTAAAATCCCAATCTTCAAATAACTTTCTAATCTCATCAGCATTGAAGTGTGGTATTTTTTTACCTTCTATTAATTTCTTTGCAAATGTAGTTTTGCCTGATCCTGGTAATCCAAATATTAATATCTTCATTAAAATTTTATATGTCCATATGCATCAACAATGCTTTTAGGCAATTGTGATCTATAAGGATTGTCTTCCTTTCTAATCTCTTCTCTAATCGTATGCATTCTATTTCCAACCACTGTATCGTCGTAACTCATACCATTTATTTGAAACTGTTTCAAGGATTTAAAGTTATGATTAAATCTAGGTATTTTTAAAAAGTCATATATTTTATTTATTTCAATGTCTGGTTGATTTACTAAATCATCATATTTTAAATAATGACACATGTTAGGATAATTGTAAGAATTTTTAATAGCTTCTAAATCTTTTGCAATCGCACCATCTTTATTCATGAGCATCCAAAGTTTTTCCTCAACAGTTTGTTTACCGTATTTATGAACAAAGCTTGTTGGCTCTCTTTCAAACCATTTAACATAAGATGCAAGAACATCTAAAACATCTCTTAAAATAATAATGCATTTAAATGGTCGTTTGAAATGCTTCTGCATTAACATAAAATTACCAGGTGTCATGACAGGACCCCTGTCTATAATATAACGTTGTGGCCAGTCTTTATAGTAAGTATCAAAGACGATATCTAATACGTTATCTAATGATTTATGATCTGGGTAATTTTGAAAGACATCTGTTTCTTTAAGTAAAAACAAATCTTTCATTATTTCTAATGTAATAGAATTAGGTGTACAGGCGATATCTGGGTTTTGATTTATAATGGAACCAAATAGAGTATTACCTGATCTTGGTAATGCGACTAAAAAGAATAATTCTTTAGCTGTTTGGTTTTCCAAAAGTTGGGATTGATTTCTTCTCATCATGTTTAAGTAGTCCTAATTCTTTCTTAACTCTTTCAATCGTTTGTAATTGTCCAAGAACATTGAATACTTCAGGTTGAGAAGATCCAGGTGTTAATGTTTCAGCTTTATTCTTCATGATTTGGTGATATGATTCTAATTGATGAGTATTTACATTTTTAGTATCGAATGATCCATCATCAAATTCTTTCTTTAAATTAGACCACATATTAATTTCTCTCATTCTATCTCTTGCAACAAGTTCCATATTCGCTTTTGCATAAATCTTTTCATCTAAATCTATTTTATAACATTCTAATTTATATTCATCCGTTTCAGTTTCTAATTTCTTTTCTAACCATTTAATCTTTGCATCATTTCTTCTGTAATCAAAAGATAATGACATTAAATTTTCTAAAAATACGTTCTGTTCTCTAACACATTGCCAGTATTTAGCAGATATTGTTGGATATTTTGCATCTTGTAATACTGAAATTCTTGCTTCTGTTTCTGTTCTGAATATTTGTTTTTTTGTCCAAGTATCACGAAGTTCCTCAACCATTCCTTTGAATGCATTGAGATCGTTTGGATCAAGTAGATTATTTAAGTGAGCTTCTTCTTGCTGTATTAAACTCTTAATATTTCTCTTCTCTGTCATTGAGAAGGATATAACGATTTATTATGAAGTTGTCAAGGTTGAAGCGGTTATTGTAGTTTGTGGGCCTGACCATTCTTCTGTGGCTGTTAAAACAGTTGGAAACCCACCACCAAATGCTAAACCTACTGTTTGTGTTCCTACTCCTCCTAACTCACCTCTTCCTGTTGCCATTGGTGGAACAGATGTCCAACCTGTACCATCCCAAACTTCTGTATTAGCACCGCCTCCACCACCAAATCCTAACGCAGCGGTTTGTGTTCCACATCCTGCTAAACTACTTCTTGCAGTGTTCATTGCATTAACTGAAGTCCAACTTGTTCCATTCCATGATTCTGTTGATCCAGTTGGAGATCCTGGTGATGGAACTTGAACTCCACCAAATGCTAATGCAGCTGTTTGAGTACCACAACCTGTTAAACTTTGTCTGGTTGTGTTTAGTGAATTTGGAGTGTTAGTCCAACTTGTTCCATTCCATGATTCTGTATTAGGTGAAGTTATACTTCCTGTACCTGGAATTCCACCACCAAACGCTAAAGCAGCTGTTTGAGTTCCTGCTGATCCCATAAGTCCTCTAGCAGTGTTTAAAGAATTAACAGGAGACCAAGACGTTCCATTATAAGATTCTGTATTTGCATAATTAGTAGGTGAATTTCTACCTCCAAATCCTAATGCAGCAGTTTGTGTGCCTGCTCCTCTAATTCTATATCTTGCAGTTCCTAAATTTCCTCCTGCTGACCAAGTAGCTCCATCATATTCTTCTGTTGCAGTAAGAGCTCCTGCTGGAGGTGCTGATGTGTAACCTCCAAATCCTAATCCTGCAGTTTGAGTTCCAGCACCACCTAAATTATATCTAGCCGTCCCCATATTCCCGCCGCTCGCCCAAGCACCCGTGGCTGGGGAAAAAATTGTTGAGTTGTATTCTTCTGTGTTTGCAATTGATCCTGTTGCATATCCACCAAAACCTAAAGCTGCTGTTGCTGTTCCTGATTGAGCAGAAGCTAAACCTCCTCTAGCTGTTGCCATAGTAGCTGAAGATGTCCAATTTGTTCCATCATATTGTAAAGATGTTGCTATACCTGATCCTGCAAAAACTAAAGCATTTGTTTGTACTCCTGATCCTGAACCAGCTCCTCTTACAGCTGGTAAACTTGTACCTGCTGTCCAAGTTGATCCATCATATTCCTCTACGTTTGATACGTCACTTCCACTATTTCCACCAGCTCCTAATGCCGCTGTTTGAGTTCCTGCAGCTGAAAAACCTTCTCTTGCAGTTATTAAATTTCCACCTGATGTCCAATTAGTTCCATCATATTCTTCAGTCGCATTAGTATGACCAGAAGGAAGAACATTTCCTCCAAATGCAACACCTGCAGTTAAAATTCCTACGGAATCTCCATTTCTCCTACCAGGAGAAGTCATATTGTTACCAGCTGTCCAAGTTGAACCATTATATTCTTCAGTTGAAATTAAAAAAGTAGGAGTATTATTATCTCCAGCGGCAGACACAGCAGCTGTTTGTGTTCCAAATCCAAAATTACCTAATATTGATGCACTTAAATTTCCTCCTGCTGACCAAGTGTATCCTGAATATTCTTCTGTAGCATTTGTACGAGGATTTGGAGGACTTGGAAATCTAGAACCACCAAATGCTAAACCTGCTGTTTGAATACCAGCACCACCAAGATTGTATCTAGCAGTACCCATATTTGATCCTGAAGACCACGCTTTAATTTGCACTAATGATTTTAATGTACCTGATGTGGAGTTATACCACACCTGTCCCTCGTTGCCTGTGTTGAGTGTTGGGTCTGAACCCAAGTAGTTGACTCTTAATCCTGCTAGCTCATTGTAGGTCGTCATGTGAGTGACCTACGGTAAAGTTATAGCAGTCGGTCTTTGATTGAATCCTGGTCTATTTTTTTGCTCAATTGGTAAAGCGTCCCAAGCTGCTTGAGCCGCTGCAACTTCTGCATCAACAATTGCTTGTGCTTCTGCTTTAGTTTTTTCAACTCCGTTTTTCTCTGCTAACCATAAAGCTCCTTTTTCATTATTTCCGATTACCCAAACATCGCCTGGAAATCCTCTTAAGAAAAAGTTTCTTCTGTCTTCTGCAGTAAAAAAACCTTTGCCTGTGTTAGTTGCTGTACCGTATATAAAAAGTGCCATATTTATGCTCCTTGGTTAGTTATTATAAGTCAATTTATTCATAATGTAAACTAACTTGTAGTTATTGTTTTTGTATTAGTTGCTGTAGTTTCACCAGTAAATTCTTCTGTAGCAGTACCTTGAGGACCTGAAAAACTTCCTCCTCCACCTACTAATGCTGCAGAAACAGTACCTTGTCCTGCACTAGCTGCAGATGATCTTGCTACTGCCATAGGAGGTCTAGTAAAAAAAACAGTTCCATTAAATTCTTGAGTAAAACCAGTTGTAGCTGGTGTATCTCCACCAGAACACAAAGCCGCTGTTTGAGTACCAGATGCTGCTTGTGCCGCTTGTGCAGTTACTAAATTTGGAGATGAACTATAACTTGTACCATCATATGTATTGCTTGTTGCTACAGGTGATGTTCCATTATATCCACCAAAAATAAGTGCTGCTGTTTGAGTTCCTGATATTCCAATATTTTGTATATTATTTGGATAATTTGTAGGTGTTGTTGTCCAATTTGTTCCATCATATTCTAAAGTTTGATTGGTTATTCCAGGAACTATATTTCCTCCTACTGCTAAAGCCGCTGTTTGTGATCCACAACCACCTAATTCAGAACAACTTGCAGGTAAAGTATTAACATTACTCCAAGTAGCTCCATCATATTCTTCTGTTACGTCTGTTTGAGGATATCCACCACCAAATCTTAAAGCTGCGGTTTGAGTTCCTGCACCATATAAAGCTCTTTTAGCTGTATTTAAATTTCCTCCACCAGACCAACTAGATCCATTGTATTCTTCTGTAGCATTAGATAAATTATTTGGAGGGGAAATGAATCCACCAAATGCAAGTCCTGCCGTTTGTGTACCTGCTCCACCTACTCCAGAATATCTAGCAGTTGACATATTCCCGCCACTCGCCCACGCTGCGGCTGTGATGATACTAGATGAGAAATTGTATTCTTCTGTGACTGCTGTATTAGATGGAGTACCTCCACCAAAACCTAATGCTGAAGTTTGTGTTCCAGATCCACCTAAACTAATTCTTGCAGTTGCCATAGGAGAAACTGATGTCCATGCGGATCCATTATATTGTTCTGTTGCTCCTGTAACTGTTGGTGTTCCTCCACCAAATGCTAAAGCCGCTGTTTGAGTTCCTGCCCCTGCTAAATATCTTCTTGCAGTGTTTAAACTACCTCCTGCTGTCCAAGTTGAACCATCATATTCTTCTGTGTTTGCAAATATTGTTGGAAAACTTGCACCTCCAAATCCAAGACCTGCAGTTTGTGTTCCTGTTCCACCTATATCACGTCTTGCAGTATTTAAAGATCCTCCTGCAGTCCAAGCTGAACCATCGTATTCTTCTGTGTCAGCAACAACAACTGTTGTATTACCACCAAATGCTAATCCCGCTGTTTGAATTCCTGCTCCTCCTAAACTACGTCTTGTAGTTCCCATATTTCCACCTGGCCCCCAACTTGTACCATTATATTCTTCGGTTGCGTTAGTATTACCTGTTCCATCTATATAACCTCCAAAACCTAGTGCAGAAGTTTGTATTCCACAACCTGCTAATAATCTTCTTGCTGTTGTCATGTTTCCACCTATTGCCCAACCTGATCCATTATATTCTTCTGTTGCATTTGAAACTGGAAAATCTCCACCGAAAGCAAGTCCTGCTGTTTGAATTCCACAACTTCCAAATTGAGCTCTTGCAGTAATCATAGGACTACCAGAACTCCAAGTTCCTGAAGATAAAACACTCTTAAACGTCCCCGAAGTTGTATTATACCAAACTTGTCCTTCAGCATCGGCCGTTGGATCTGAACTGTAGTTCTTTACGTATTTACCAAAAATTTCTTTGTATGTTGTCATGTTATGAGGTTGTTATTTTTTGTACTGCGAATGTTGGGTCTGTAAATTCTTCTGTGGCTCCTGTTATAGAAGGTGTAGCTCCTCCAAATGCTAAAGCTAATGTTTGAGTCCCTGCTCCTGCAAGAGCTTGTCTTGCTGTTGCCATATTTGAACTAGTTGTCCAAGAAGTTCCATCATATTTTTCTGTTGCTGCAGATAAACCTCCTCTATCACCACCAAAAGTTAAACCCGCTGTTTGTGTACCCGCTGAACCTGATTGAACTGCTCCTGAATTTAAATTTCCTCCTGCTGTCCAACTTGTTCCATTATATTCTTCTGTGGCTGTTGGAGATGGGGTTCCACCAATAGCAAGTCCTGCAGTTTGTGTGCCTGTACCTGATAAAGCACGCCTTGCTGTTCCTAAATTTCCTCCAGGCCCCCAACTTGTTCCATCATATTCTTCAGTTGCTGATGAAGGTGTAACTCCTGGTGTCATTCCGCCAAAAGCCAAACCTGCAGTTTGAGTTCCACAACCTGATAACTGCATCCTAGCTGTTCCTAAATTTCCACCAGGTGACCAAGTAGATCCATCATATTCTTCTGTAATATTTCTGTATGGATTACCTCCAAATGCTAAACCTGCTGTTTGTGTTCCTGCTCCACCTAATTGTGATCTTGCAGTTCCCATAGTTCCCCCAGGACCCCAAGTTGAACCATTATATTCTTCGGTTGCTCCTGATTCAGAAGGTGTGCTACCACCAAATCCTAAAGCCGCTGTTTGAGTTCCTGCTCCTGCTAAATTATTTCTAGCTGTAGACATACTTCCACCTGATGCCCACGCTCCACCAATATTTTTATAACCTTTTAAAACTCCAATAGTATTATTATACCAAATTTGTCCTTCTTCTGGATTTGTTGGATCTGATGATACTGATTGTATCGCCGTTCCTCGTATCTCTTTAAAGGTTGTCATTTCAAACCTCCGTTAATTATTCTGTAACAGCCAACCTTGAGTATTGTCAACAAATACAAGTGTGAATCCTGCTCTTTCTGTTGCAACTGTTAAATCTGTTGCCGAACCTTGGATGGGCTTACCATTTCTTGCTACTGTAAAATTATTTGTGTCAAATGTTCCAGCGTAATCAATAAAAGATACAAAGTCTCCGATTGTTGGAGAAGATGGTAATGTTGCTGTAATTGTTGTTGAGTTTGTATCTACAAAATAACCTTCTTTTGCAGTTACGTTAAAGTCTGAAGTTTTAACCGCTTGCCAAGCTGCTCCGCCTGATACAGTTGAAAAAGATAATGTTCCTGATCCGTCAGTGGTTAGAACTTGATTTGCTGTTCCATCTGCTGTTGGTAGTGTAAAACTAACATTAGATGCAACTGTTGCACCTGCTTTTAAGGATACGTAATTAGAATTATCTGAGTCACCAAATCTTATTTCATTTTGATTAGGTAATCTAATTGTAGATAAGTCATTTCCTACATCATTAGGATTTGTTCCATCTAAATAAATTATTTTATGACCTTTATCGGCTGCTCCCCATATTACAGAAGATCCTCCAACTTGGTTTAAAGCTACTGTAAAAGCTCCTGATGTTGCATTATCAACGATGTAAGTTTTTTCAATTCCAGTTTCAATAAATACTGTACAGTTTGCAGTAATTGTTCCTGTAAATTGTAAAATAGCATTTCTTGCATCTGAAATAGTAGCATTTGTCATTGACAATGTTGTATTTGTAGATGTCAGTGCTACAGATTGATAACCAGCGATTGCTTGTTGTAATAAATTTAAATTTGAGTTTGTTTTATCTCCCCATGTACCCGAGTTTTCACCCGTTACCATTAACTCAAGTTTGAGGTCCGTAGAATACGATGATGCCATAAGAATTCCTTATAATATTATAATATTTATCAATTTTAGTTTGATTAAGCTGCTATGTCAACAACCGCCCAATTGTTAGTTACCCCTATATCTACAACTGCCCAAGCTGTTATAAATAAACGGCCTGTAGAAGTTGTCATATTTACGCCAGTTACATCTATATTAGCATTTGCGGTTATAGACAGTGTTCCTGTAGTTACAAGTAAGGATTGTCCACTTACTATAACGTCTACATTTGTAAATGCAGATTCATCTCCTAAAGATATATTTAATAAATTTGTAGATAAAATTAAATTAGCGTCTCCATTAATTGTTAAGATTCCAACATTTGAAGTTATAATATTTGTTAAAACATCTACATTAGCATCTGCTGTAGTACTTACAGAATTAACTGTAGAATTTAATAAATTTGTAGTAGCATCTACAATAGCATTTCCTACAACATCTTCATCACCTAATGAAATATTTATTTGATTACCTGTTACTTCAAATGAAGCTCCAGCATCTGCTGTTAGTGTTCCAGTTGTAGAATTCATGGAATCACCAACTACGATTTCAGATGTATTACCATCTGCAGTAATTGAGTAAGCACCAATTGTTGTATTTAAAATATCTAATGCCGTTAATACAACATCAGCATTACCTAAACCACTTTCATCTCCTAAACTTATTTGTAATAAATTTGTAGATAAAGTTAAATTAGAATCTCCAGTAATAGAAACTGTATTAACTGTAGAATTTAATTGTTCTCCTGTAATTGAAATGTCTTGTCCAATTGCAATGGAAACAGAATTTATATTAGTAGAAAGTGTAAGTACTTCTCCTATGCCCCAAGAATCAATACCCCATTGGCCTTGACCCCACGCTTCAAATGTAACTGTAGCGTCTTCGTTGCCTTCTCCCCAGTATCCTATACCGTATACGCCTGAACCCCAGGGAGCCGACATGAATCCTCCTTAAGCTATTCTTAAGATAGCTGCTGCAGATGTAAATGCTGGGAATTGAATTGTAAATGTTCCAGATGTTGCAGTTTTATCACTACCAAAATCTAATACACATACTGATTTGTCAGAAGCTGATGTATTATAAATTAAAGCTCCTCTTGCAGTAAGTGTTACTCCTGTAAAAGATAAATCTGCGAAATCTACGATTGCAACTGAACCATCTAACGATACTTGTTGAGAAGCTAATACTCCTCCGCCTGCAGAATACTGTCCAGTATTTCCAACTTCATTGCTTGATGAATATACTGTTGTATTTGCATCTAAAGTAGCTGCTGATGAGTAAAGTGCTAATTTAAAAACTTGTCCCGAACCTGAATCAAAATCGTGAACAGCACCTAAAATCTCTGATTTGAAAGTGTTGCACACTGCTTGTGTTATTGCCATATGTTGTACTCCTTATAGTTGTTATGGGGATGGTGAGTTAATTTTGATACGTAACACTCCATCCTGAAATTCGTCTCTGCGTCTTCTACCTGTTTGTTCTAACGCAAATCCTTGTAATGCTGTATTATACTTGTCCTGATACAGTTTGTACATATCCATAGGACCTTTTAAATATGCAAAAGCTTCTACTAAACATGCATATAATAATAGTTCTGGTGCATTTACACTTACATAAGTTGTTGTATTTGAAGCACTTAAACCATCTGGTGTATAAACATAATCTAAAGTTACTGCATAAGCAGCGTCTGGAGTAGGAGCTACTTCAATAGCATCTTCTCTAAAAGTTGCATAATATTTTGGAAATCCTGTAGTACCTGCTGCATTATATTCAGTAATAAAAGTATCATCTCTTGGTTCTAAAGCAACTTGAATAGACGAGCTATTTGTTGCAACTACTGATCGTACAATTAAAGCTCTTCTAGAAGTATTAGTTCCTGAAGATCCTGATGAATTTGGTAAAACTAAATATTTATTATTTGCTGTAAATGTAGAAGTAGCATATTCTCTAGAATAATCAGCATCTGTTTCTCTAAATATTCTAAATTCAGAATCTCTAATAAATCCATTAACAATAGTAGAAGTTAATACTCCTGAATCTACTTCTGTATAATCTCTAATTTTTTGTACTAATTCTGCGTATGTCATGTTATATTAATTGTTACATCTCCAACGTTAGAATAAGCTTGTCTTCTAGAATTAATAACATCTCCACTTATTCCAGGTTCCATTCCAATAGATAAAAATTGTCCTGGCCAAAAATATAAATCTAATTCTACTAAACATCCTCCACCTGGAACAGTATCTGCTCTAGCATTTTTTAATCCCTGTGGATCTGCTTTATGGTGTCTTGGATCTAATTGAGGTTGTTTTGGTTCATATTCACTAAAATGTACCCATGAACCATTCCATTCCCTTTTCATTTCCACATATGGAAACTGCATTCCTGATCTATCAGAAATTGCTAATGATCTTTTACCTCTTGCAAATGCCATTAGATACCATCTCCAAAGTAAGTATAAGGTGAAATATAAGAACTTGTTCTTTGAGAGTCTTCTTCTAAAGCTCTTTGTAATTCATCTTCATATATTAATTTTAAACCTTGTACTCTATCTGGAGAAACCTTTTGTCCTAAATAATATGCAAGTCCTGAAATCATACATGGTAAAAATCTGTAAGGAACGTTTGCTTGATCATTATAATCTCCTGCATCTTGAATTCTACTTATATAATAATACTTTAAATAAATATATTGAGCACAATCTGGTGTTAAATATAAACTAATAGTAGGATTAATTTGACGATTCACATAGTATTGTGAAGGTTGTCCAGTTTGTCCTTTATTAGGAAGAGCTGCATAAGCAGATCTATCAATTTTATCTAAAGAAATATCATTAGTTGTTTCAGTTATAGTTAATGCTGTAGAAATATAAGCTTCTAATACATCACTACAATCAGAAGGTGTAGCATAAGTTGATGTACCAGCAGTTAATAACTGTTCTTTAAGAACAATTTTCCAAAGATGAACACCTCTATTTCCCCATTCAGAAAATAAAATGTTTAAACTTCTTCTTGCTGATTTTATATTATAACCGCTGTTAGTTCTTACACCACAACGTTCGTAGGCTTCTTCAATAATATCGTCTATGTCTAAATCGAATGTTGTAGTTCCTGAAGTAGCCATTAGACATTATTTTTTCTTATTGTTTTTAGAAACTTTCTTAGCACTAAATCCTTTTAACATACCTGCAACTTTTGCTGGTGTGTTTTTTGGAGTCATTCCTGCTTTTAAATATGTTTTCATTCCCATTTTAATATTCTCCGAAGTATTGT